CCGTCACAATGCCCTTGCGGTCAAGGGCGACGACGGCTGGAGCAAGAACCCAATCTCCCGCTCGCAGAACGCCGAGGTGCAGACGCACGGGCTCAGCGCCGGCAAGGCCCGCCGCTATGGCATCAAGGTGTGGATGGTGGGCACCTGGAGCATCAAGGCGACGCTGATAACGTTCCTGGGCAAGGTGCCCAAGGAGGGAGGCGCCGGGTTCCCGACAGGCTACCACCATTTCCCCGGCGACACCGAGGAACAGTACTTTCGCCACCTCACGTCGGAATACATCGTGAACGGCGAACAGCGTCGCGAGTTCAAGCAGCGCGGCCCCAACCACTGGCTGGATTGCCTGGTTTATGCCTATGCGCTGACGCACTTTGCGCAACTGTGGTCGTGGTCCGAGGAGCAGTGGGACGTTCGCGCCCGCGAGCTTAGCGAAATGACCCGGCCGGCGCAGGCCGACATGTTCGTTAACTCGGCAAAAGCCGTGGCGATGCCGGCGCCAGTCGATGGCGACGCTGCAGATGGGGCGCCGGCGGCGCCGTTGCGCGCCAAGCCGCAGTCCGACGGGCTCGACGCCCTCTCGAAACTCAACCAGTAGGCGAAAATGGCCGACATGACGCTCGCCGAGATCGACCAGGCGCTCACGGATCTGCGCGCGGCCAAGCAATCGCGCCTGGTGGGCGGCGTCCGGACCAAAACCGCCTATGTCAGCGGGTCGGTGGAGAAGCAATTCGCCTCGTTGGACGAGATCAACGGCGAAATCGCCCGCCTCGAGGTGATGCGGTCGCGTCTCACCGGCACGGCGAGCGGGAACGGACCCATCCATGTCGGCTTCGGGAGGCGATATTGAGCAATTCCAAGCCGCGGGTGCGGGTGCAGGCGGGTGATGCGGTGGGGGCGAGTGCTCGGCCGGTCGCGCATGGTGGCTCTGCCCGTACCAGCTATGCCGCCGGTGACCTCGGGCACCCGTCGATGCTGGGCTGGATGCCGTCGTCGCTGTCGGCGGACGCCGAATGGCTCCGCGACCGGCCGATTTCGGTCGGCCGCATGCGCGATGTCGAGCGCAACGACGGTTGGGCCTCGGCCGGCATCGACCGGCAGGTCGATATGCTGGTCGGCGGCTCTCTGCGGATCAATCCGAAGCCGCGCGCGGCCGCCCTGGGCATCGACACCGACGCTGCGCATGAGCTCGGGCGGCAAATCCAGTCGCAATGGCTCGCTTTTGCCGACGATCCGATCTTCCGCAGCGACGCCGAGCGCGAATTGCCCTTCGCGGGGCAGGCCGGCCTCATGGCGCGCGAGTTTGTCGGCATCGGCGAGGGCCTCGCGGTGCTCCGCTGGATCGAACGGCCCGGCTGGACCTTCCGCACCGCGGTGCAGATCGTCGATCCCGACCGCTTGTCCAATCCCATGGGGCAGCCGGACACGGACCGCTTGCGGGCAGGGGTGGAAAAGGACGAAAACAACGCTCCCGTGGCCTATCACATCCGGCAGGGACACCCCGCCGACGTATCGAGCGCAAGTACGGCCGCGTTCCGGTGGGACCGGATCGAGCGCTGGGACCGGATCGGCGACTGGGAGCGGCCCAAGGTGCTGCACCTTTACGAAAAGCGCCGGCCGGGCCAGTCGCGCGGCGTCGGGCGGCTGGTGGCCAACCTGGTCAAGTCGCGGATGCTCAGCCGCTACTCGGAGTCGGAGCTGCGCACGGCGGCGATCAACGGCAGCATCGTCGGCGCCATCTACACGCAGCTCGGCGCGGAGTATGCGGCCGATCGGCTCGGCGGTGCCCAGCCGGGGAACGACTGGAACGACTTCAACTCGCAGCGAGCGAAGTTCTATGGCGAGCGGCGCGTGCTCGATGATGCACGCTTCGTCACGCTGTTCCCCTCGGACCGGCTCGAGCTCAACACGCAGCCGCGGCAGACGGCCGGTTACCCGGCGTTCCAGAAAGCGTTTCTGCAGGCGTTCGCGGCGTCGCTAGGCCTCAGCTACGAGCAGCTCAGCATGGACTGGAGCAGCACCAATTATTCGTCGGCGCGCGCCGCGCTGAACGAGGTGTGGCGCGGCGTGCAGCGGCTGCGCTCGATCCTGATCTACCGCTTCGCCGTGCCGCTCTATGCGGCGTGGCTCGAGGATGCGCTCGATGCCGGCGTCATCGACGTGCCCAAGGGCTGCGCCGATTTCTACGAGGCGCCTGCCGCCTGGCTCAACGCCGACTGGATCGGCCCGGCGCGCGGCTTCATCGATCCCGTCAAGGAGGCGCAGGCCTCGACGCTGCGGATCAGGGGCCGGATTTCGACGCTCGAGCGCGAAGCCGCCGAGCAGGGGCAGGATTGGGAGGACATCGTCGCCCAGCAGGCCCGCGAGAACGAAGCGATGCGCGAGCTGGGCGGCGTCGAGACCGACACCAGCATCATCGCGCCCACCGACACGCTGCCGGCGCAGCAATAGGTCCGATCTCCGAAAGGCCAGCAAATGCGAAACTTCGAACTCGACCTGCGTCGGCCGGGGCAGGTGCTGCTGCTCGAGCGTGGTGCGGCGCAGGCGTTGATCGAGCGCGTGATGGATGGTCGGCCGGCGCCACATTCGGGTGGCGGCCTGCTGTCGCGTGCGCTCAGCATGGTCGGGCTGAAGCCGCGGGCCATGGAGGACGATGATGGCAACGAGCCGCGCATCGATACCTCGCGGCTGGCGCTGCCCCAGATCGACTGGGCCGGCACAGTGGAGTGGGGCGAAGGCTATGCCATCGTCGAGGGCATCGCGATCATCGACATTCAGGGAGTGCTCACTCCCGATGGCTACATCGACTGGTGGAGCTGGTGCTGGGTCGGCGGCTATTCGCAGATCCGCGGCGCCGTCCGTGCCGCGCGCGCCGACGATCGCGTGCAGGCGATCCTGCTGCGGATCGACTCTCCCGGCGGTTACGTCGATGGCTGCTTCGACCTCGCCGACGAGATCGCCGCTGGCAATGCCAAGGCGGGCGGCAAGCCGGTTTGGGTCAACGCTCGCATGGCATGCTCGGCGGCCTACGCTCTGGCCGCGGCCGGCGACCACATCACCGCCCTGGCGGAGGCGGATGTGGGGTCGATCGGCGTGCTGGTGCTGCATGTCGATGTCAGCGGCTTTTACGCCGAGCACGGCATCAAGATCGAGGCGATCCAGAGCGCGCCGCGCAAGACCGACGGCGCCGAGTGGAAGCCGCTCAGCGAGGATGCGCGGGCACACCTGCAGGCTGTCGTCGACCAGATCGCGCGGCGCTTTTCGGCGACGGTGACGGCTGGGCGCGGGATTTCGGCCGACGACATCGCCGCGTTGCAGGCGCGCTGGTTCCTGGCGCGCCATGATGACCCCGAAATGTCGGGGCTGGCGCTGCACCTGGTCGACGATATCGCGACCGACGAGGCGGCATTTGCCGCGCTCAAGGCTTCCCTGGCCAATTCCAACGGCGGTGCGCCGAGCGGGTCGGGGTCTGAGGCGGCATCCGATGCCGGGCGCACCAACTCAACCACGGAGAGTGACATGGGACTGAAAGAGCAGATCGCGGCCCTGCGCGACAAGGCTGCCAAGGGCGACAAGGCGGCAATGGCGGAGCTCGCCGAAATGGGCGTTTCGATCAAGGCCGCGTCGGAGGACGACGAGGAGAAGAAGGACGAAGAAGCGGCTGAGGACGACAAGCCGGCTGACGACGATGCCGACAAGCCGGCCGACGACGAGGGCGATGACGAGACCAAGGACAAGGAGCCGAGCGCCAAGGCGACCGGCACCAAGGCCGGCTTCGCGTTGCTTCGCCACAAGGAAGCAAAGGGCAGGGCGGCCCTCGCCAATCGGCTGGCGGAGCAGGTGGTGAGCGGCAAGATGAGCTACGGCGAGGCCGTCGACATGCTCGCCGATGCGCCGAAGGCCCGGCCGCTGAGCGATGCGATGCAAGGGCGCGACCGCAACCCCGGCAACGATGCCGGTGGCGGTGCCGCCAAGGCCGATGCCGAGCTCGGCTCGGCCGTCGATCGCATGCTTTCGCGGCAGGGCAAGAAGGCTGTCGGCTAGCTGGCAGCGCGACTGAACGCGATTTGAGGGCGGCGCTTCGCAAGAGGTTGCCGC